GAATGAAATGCTTATGTCCGTGTTTCTTCTGGAACTCCGCCTCGTCCTTGAAGAACGATTCGGCACATTTCTGTGAACAAAATCGAAGACCATCCTTCTCGATTGACCTTCCGAATGGCACTTGCAGTCGGCATTTGAACCAACAACAGCGTACCACACTGAGATGAGTGATATGGTTCATTGTCATAAAAAGAACTCCTTTCCTCTATAATTATACCACCAATTAGATATAGCTAGACAATAATAAATGTAGTATAATGAAGATCGCGGGTAGATGACCTAGTGGTCATTGAAGTTTCATAAGCTTCACGAGGATAGTGCAATTCTATCATCCGCTACGGGAATGAAAGGTTTCGACACTAGTCCATTGAAAATCCTGCATGCCGAGAATCCACGAAAAACTCGTTAAAAATCATGGAAACATAATTGCAAAAAACGCAATTGAGAGCCCCTATTTTACGATAGACCAGCTTACACAATACGCACGCGTATAGTGTCATTCGACTCATCCGTTCACTCGGGATGATGATCGGGTGTTATACACAGAGTGGAACGGTCTTGGGCAGTTTCTTTGTTCTGTAAAAACAAAGTGGTGGGGATGAGATAAGCATGTAGACTGGATTTTCAAAAACTGGTGCACATGGCTTCAATGCCATCATTTCCACATGAAAGGTCGAATAAGGGATAAAAACAAGCCATAACGCAACGTAGCAAGCCATAGAGGCCAATACAATGGATACCACAGAGGAAAAAATAGAAATATCATCAAATCTACTTCCAACACTACAAAAACAAGAAGGACGTGATCCTGTAAGCGGAAGGTTTTTACCAGGTAATAAAATAAGAGAAGGACAAAATTGGAGGACAAAAACTACTCTATTTAGAGAGGGTCTTAAAGCAATAGCTAAAAAGACTCAAAAAGACGAAGATTCAGTAGAGGTCAATATATTCTCACGTGCAATACTAGAAGCAAGTAATGGAAATTTTGCATATTTCAAAATTATCATAGACATGATATACGGCGGAGTATCCGAAAATCCTGAAAATCCTACAGTGATAAACCAAAACTTTGGTAATATAACAAACACAAAAATAGATTCTTCCACTATGGACCCTGTTGTATTAAAAGCCGTTATGAAACGGCGAGAAAAAAATGGATAAAACAATAGTAGATTCGACAGAAATATACGCCGCCGCCCGAGATGATTTCAAAGTATTCGTTCGGGCAATAATAGGATTGACCAACGCACCATTTCATGACGAACTGGATGATATTTTAAGCAACCCTCTTTATAAAAAAATAGTTATTACCTATCCAAGGGATCATGGAAAAAGTACCCACCTTTCTGTTGCATACCCCTTATGGATGATGGCAAAAAATCATAACCTACGAATACTATTGGTATCAAATACCGAATCAATAAGTAAAAAGTCTTTAAGTTCAATTATAGGACACATAGATAGAAACGAAGAATATCAGAAATTTTCCAAATTCTGTGATCCAGACGGGGTAGGAGTAATACCTAGAATGAAAAACTATGCCAAGATGAGGGAAAATTGGAGTGGCGATTCTATTGTAATAGATAGATCAGAATTAAACCTGCGTGACCCAACCATTCAGGCAGTTGGTTTATTTGGATCAATCCTTTCCACCCGAGCCGATATAGTCATTGGAGACGATATTGTAAATCAGGAAAATAGTGCCACTGAAGCCCAAAGACTTAAAGTGATAGATTGGATAGATACTACTGTTAGACCAGTATTGATTCCCGAGGGAACATTCATATATTTAGGAAATACTTGGCACCAAGATGACCTAGTATCAAGGCTTCTAAAAAGCCCGATGTATGATTACCGAAACAGAAAAAAGGCTATTATTTCTGACTCAAAACATCCAGAATTGTGGGATGAGTGGATTTCAATACGGACGGATGAAAGATTTACTATAGAAGATAGAAAGAAAAAATCTGAGGATTATTATTTACAAAATAAAAATGTGATGGATGATGGAGTAAAATTGCTATGGTCAGAAAGATTTGATTATGGAAAATTGATAATGGAGCGACGAAATAATCCATACGCTTTCGCTCGCATGTACCAGTGTGATCCTTCAGATAGACCAGATCAAAAATTCAAAGATGCTTGGCTCAATGAAGCAACCAGAAAAGGAGCGACGATGAGATTGCAAAAAGAAAAGCGTGCGGAGTTCGATACAGAAGTAATAACCCAAGGAGTGGACTTGGCTATTTCAGAAAAAGAGACAGCTGATGATACGGTGATTCTAACTCTAGATAAAGTAAGATTTTCAAATAATCCCGAAATAAAAGTTGGAGATATAATAATTCGGGAAATAGACAGAGATAAAATGTCGCCGAATACTGTCACCCAAAAAATAAAAGACTATTATTACACCATACAGCCCGACGGAATCAGAGTTGAATCAAACGGCTATCAAGCGGCGATACAGAGGGACTTGGATGATATGGGAATTCCTGTTCATGGATACCAGACGGGAGGGGAAAAAAATGACCCATACATCGGCATAAATTCTCTGGCTATATACGCCGAGCAGGGTAAATTGATTTTACCGTATGATCAGACTGATCCGAGAACTATACGATTAGTGGCAGAGCTTATAAACGAAATGAGGGCATTTCCCGACGGTCACACGGGCGATGCGCTGATGGCACTATGGTTTGCATTTTCCGAGATGAGAGATATTGTGGGCAATAGAATAGTCGTGCCACAAAATAATAGCCTTGTACCCAAAGACCCGCCCCGACTGGAAGACCCCGTTGTGAGGAAGCCCCTTGAGCATAAATTGGATGTAGCGACGACAAAAGTTATGGTAGAAAGAGAGCAGATTCAAAGACCGAAAAGGAGACTAAATGATCCATACGAAGAAGAAGCCGAAAGGCAATTCTTTCGATCCGCAATGGGCGGTAATTGGCACGGATAAGTTATCCACATCTATCCCTTCACGACATAACTGATATAATTACACCATGAAGAACCAAGTTATTCTCGGCGATTGTTTGGAAGTGATGAAAGATATACCCGATAAAAGTATTGATATGATTTTGGCGGATTTACCTTATGGAACTACTGCTTGTTCATGGGATACAATTATTCCTTTTGAGCCACTATGGAAACAATATAAGAGAATAATCAAAGACAACGGGGCGATAGTTTTAACAGCTTCACAGCCTTTCACAAGTGCTTTGGTGATGAGTAATCCTGATATGTTTAAGTATGAGTGGATATGGGAGAAAGCAGTTGGAAGTAATTTTGCAACCTTGAAATATATGCCGATGAAAGAACACGAAAATATCTTGGTTTTTGGAAAAGGTAGAACAATTTATAATCCACAAATGCAAGAAAGAAAAGGGAGTGGCAAGGTTCGCAGTATGTACACCTATAAATCAAACACAATTTCTGGTGACGCTATCTCTAATATGGTTACGAATAGAAGTGGAGAGAAATATGATGAAAATAAAAGAAATCCAAGTAGTGTACAGTTTTTTAATAATCGTGAGGATACAAGAGGATTGCATCCCACCCAAAAACCAGTAGCCCTCTTTGAATATCTCATCAAAACCTACACCAACGAAGGAGACCTAGTGTTAGATAATTGTGCTGGAAGTGGAACGACAGGGGTAGCTTGTAAGAATCTCAATAGAAACTATATTCTCATTGAGAAAGAAAAGAGGTATATAGATATAATTCAAAAAAGACTTGATTATGTCGTCAAGGGATAGGTATGAAGTTATCAACAGCTAGCCTAGCTTGACAAAGGATATAGCGGTATAATGTAGTCATGCCGATAAGCAAAGCACAATTCGTAGAGCTTACGGGAGAAAACCCCGAAGATGTCTTCGGAAACGACTGGCGAAATGAACTAGCCATGATGGAGGATGTCGACGACGAAAAGGTCGAAGAAGAAGAATTAGACTAACAAAAAACAATGAAAAAAATATCAATAACTTTAGCAATTGGATTAGGAGTGATACTAGGAACAGTAAATTATGCTCGTGCTGATTTTACGAGTGCTATGGAAAATGATCAGTGGATTCCAGGGGTAAATATATTTGCCGCCACGGTAGATACCATAGATACACCATTACCAATAGTCGGTAAGGTTAATTCTACAAAAACAACCGTCAAGAATCAGATAAGTACATCTACCATAGATAAAGCATTACTAAAAAATATAGATGAAGAATATCTTTATCCAGTAGAAGTATGCTATGGCGACATGATTGGCGGCGAGACTCAATATGACAGATTGGATGTCGGAGGGGTGATGGAAATGCCGACCTATAGTTTATGTGCTCAACTTGAAACAACATACGAAACGATATACAAAAATGAAGTTTCAAAGCTTTATTCAACTACAACAAACCAATGACCACTCACACTAAACGAAGTCTCGTAAAAAGTACGTTTCAAATTATTAGCTGTTTATTGTTCTTATGTGAGGACATAAAACTGGCCGCATTTTTCCTTCTCATTGCGGCTATAATGGGAATATGGGAAGAAATGTAAAACAATGAAAATATCAGTAATTATCCCTGTGCTTAATCAGCCCGATATGTGCCATGCCGTCATCGAGCAACTCTATAAAACAATAGACAAGGATGTAGAGGTAATAGTCATAGACAACGGAAGCGAATTTCCATTTATAGAACCCAAAGCAACAGTGATACGTTTCGGAAAATCAATCGGAGTATACCCTGTTTTTGCGGAGGGGTTTAAATACGCATCAGGCGACATCGTAGCATTCTTGCATTCGGATTTAGTTATATGGGAAACGAATTGGTACAAACGAGTGATAGCGGAATTCGAGAAAGACGACAATCTTGGAATGATTGGATTTATTGGAAGCGACCAGATCGACTGGGCAGGTGGCCGAGGATTAGGTACAACATCAAACTTTCAAGGATTACGATTGGATAGATGGAATGGATCAGGTGCTTCAATACACGGAAAATCATCAAGAGAATTTTCAGAAGCTTCAGTAGTTGATGGTTGCGCAATGATTATTAGACGAGAGGCTTGGAATGATATTGGAGAACGAGAAGATTTTCCCCCTATGCAATTCTATGACAGATTGATCTCAACCCAACTGATAGAAAAAGGGTGGAAGATTGGAGTACTTGGAATTGAATGTGACCATTTTTCTAGACAGTCAATGGGTGAAAAAGAATACGTCGAGATGGCTATGGAATGGTGTGTAAAAAATAAAATAGCTCCTGTATCAGATCACGAAGGCGAACCAGTAAATTGGAATACAACTATATACCAAGAGGCAGAGCGAAGATGGTTAAAAGAGTATCGAGACGAGAAGCATATAATCCCATGCAGTGTAAAATAACATGCTAAAATTATACAAAGTATACAGAAATCTATCCGAAGTGGTGATCTGCGACGACGATGGAAAAATGAAGTTGTACG